TAATATGTCAGAAGAAAATCAAGTAGAGCAACAAGAACAAGCTGAACCAGCTCAAGATAACCAAACAGAGAAAGAAGCTAGAATCTTTGGTTGGGTACCTAAAGAAGAGTTTAGAGGTTCTGATGATGACTGGGTAGATGCAGATACCTTTGTTAAGCGTGGTAAGGAAATCAATCCTATCCTCCGTAAGAATAATGAAGTTCTTATGAAGAAGCTTGACGAGAAATCTAAAGAGATTGACGATATTAAAAAGTCAGTTGAAGAGTTTAAACAATTCCAAAAAGAATCTTTTGAAAAAAAGAAGATAGAATTAGAAACTGAAATTATTGGATTGAAAGCTCAAAAGAAAACAGCTATTGCTGAGGGTAATGGTGATCTAGTAGTAGACCTAGATGATCGTATCGACGAACTTAAAGAAGCACAACGGGAAGCAAAAGAAGAAGCGAAAGCTCCTCCTCCATCTACACCCGTACAAACAGATCCAGAGTTATCTTCATGGTTAGACCGTAATAAATGGTTTGGCGATGATTCAGAAATGACAAATGTATCTAATGGACTTGGTGCTGCTGTAAGACAACAATTCCCTCAACTAACTGGTCGTGCATTTCTTGATAAGCTAGATGAAAAGATTGCTGAATACTTCCCAGAAAGAATATTGGGTAAGAAACCTCGAACAAGTGCGGTTGATTCAACTGGCAATGTAAGAGCAGGTGGTAGTACTGGTAAAAAGTCCTACGATAGTTTACCGCCTGAAGCAAAGTCAGCCTGTGATAGATTCATCAAACAAGGCTGGATTAAATCTAAACAAGAATATGTAGATAATTACGACTGGAGTTAATAAAATGGCACAAGCATTTACACCTGAACAAAAGAAAGAAGCAGTATTAAATAGAACAGAAGCAGAACGTCCTAGAGCTGAAAGAAAGCGTAATGTTTTTAATGCAACTCAAGCGAAGCTAACTGTTAATCACGAAATCCCTGGCTACCACCTTCACATTTTTAATGATGAACCTGGTAGAATCCAGACCGCACTCGATGGTGGTTATGAATTTGTAACTCCAGATGAAGTGGGCGGTGTTAAAGATAGCGTAGTGTCTGGTAACACAGACTTAGGAGATAAGGTACGATACTTAGTTGGATCAAGCGAGAAAGGCGACGGTCTATATGCCTATTTGATGAAAATCAAACAAGAATGGTATGATGAGGACCAAGCAGAGATACAAAAACGAAATGACTTAGTAGACGATGCAATCCGTAATGGCAGAAATGTTAAAGATGGTACATCCACTGATGGCTTTTATAGCCCTCAAGGTGGCATTAACTACAAAACTAAATAACTTAATTTCTAAAAGGAAATATTATGGCTAACGTAAATACCCCTCGTGGACTAAGCCCAGTTAAAAGTATTACTGGTGCTCCGTTCAATGAACAGGGTCGCCTTTATGCTATCGCTAACGACTCTTCTAACACATACGCAATTGGTGATGTTGTTAAAGTAGCTGGCGGTGCAGATACTACTGGCATCCCTTATGTAACAAAAGCAGCTTCTTCAGATACACCAGTTGGTGTTATCGTTGGTATTGCACCAACAGTAGCTTCAGTATCTTTACAAGGTACAACATTATCACTCGAAACAATTTATCTACCATTAAGCTCTGGCTTACGCTATGTTTACATTGTAGATGATCCAGCAGTGATTTTCTCAATTGAGTCTGACGCTACAGGTGTTTCAGCAGCTAACGTATTCAGCAACGCTGGTATGACAATCACTGCTAACCAAACATCATTAGCTCAATCAGCACCTCAATCATCAACAGTCCTTGATAGTTCATCTATCAAGACTATTGCTACATCTGGCTCTTTAGCGTTACCATTACAAATCATTAGTATTGTTCAATCAGTTGACAATGCTCCTGGTGCGTATGCTAATGTTTTAGTTAAATGGAACAAACATCAGTTCCTCAACCCAGTTGGCACGGCTTAATTAAGGAGAATATAACATGGCTGGTATTATAACAACTGCTTCACATCCTAAGGCTCTTTGGCCTGGTGTTAAAGCATGGTGGGGTCAAGTATACAACGAACATGCAGAAGAATATTCTAAATTGTTCGATAGCGATACTTCATCACAAAACTATGAAGAAGATGTACAACTTACTGGCTTCGGTTTAGCTCCAACTAAATCTGAAGGTTCTGGTGTTGCATACGATTCAGAAATTCAAGGCTTCACAACACGTTATACACATATTGCTTACGCATTAGGTTATATCGTAACTAAAGAAGAATTGGATGACAATCTTTATGAGCAAGTTTCACGTCGTAGAGCTGCTGCATTAGCTATGTCTTTCCGTCAAACGAAAGAAAATGTTGGTGCTAACATCTACAACCGTGCATTCAATGGTACATACACAGGTGGTGACGGTGTTGCTTTAGCTTCAACAGCACATCCTAACACATCAGGTGGTACATTTGCTAATCGTCCTACAGTTGATGCTGACTTGTCAGAAGCATCTTTAGAAGACGCTTTGATTGCAATTATGGGCTTCCAAAATGACCGTGGTCTTTTGATCAATGTTATGCCAAGAAGCTTAATCGTTGCTCGTCAAAACTGGTACAATGCTAACCGTATCTTGAAGTCAGTTTATACTCCTTCAAGTGCAAACAATGCTATCAACGCAATCGTGGCTACAAATGCTTTACCAGAAGGTATTCATATGAACCACTACTTAACATCACCTAATGCTTGGTTCTTAAGAACTAATATTCAGAATGGTCTTAAGTACTATAGCCGTGTTGGTATTCAATTTGATCAAGACAATGATTTTGATACAATGAATGCTAAGGCTAAGGGTTACGAAAGATATTCATTCGGTTGGACAGACCCAAGAGCAATCTACGGTGTTAATGGTCCTTAATCGGATCTAATTGAGGGCGGGAGGGGATAAAGTCCCTCCCCAACTCTTTAACTAAGGAATATCATGTCATATCCAATAGAAGAAAAAAGAGGCAAGAGACCAATGCCTAAAAAAACAAAAGGTCCAAAATAATTTATTGTTCTCTGATGACGCTTAGAGATAAGCGTTGTTAAAAAACATAACAACGTCAAAGGAGATTTTTATATGGGTAATCCAACCAGATTTACAAGTGGAGTAGGAACAGCTTACCAAGGTGAAACACTAGGTAACTTCCCACTTCCAGATCCGTTTCATACTGGTAGTCAACAAACATTAGGTAGTTCAGTTTACGCTAATGACTTTAACACACTTATCGGTACTGATTATACAGTAACTGGTACTTCATCAACATTTGCATTATCAAATGCAGTAGTTGGTGGTGCAGGTGTATTAACACCAGGTGCAACTACAACAGCTACAGCTGCTTACAAGAATGGTACATTTTTACAATTCCAAGCTGGTAATCAGTTTTGGTATGAGTCAAGATTCCAAGCATCTGCAGTAGCAGGTTCAGTAGCTTTCTATGTAGGTTTAAGAAATGGCTCAGCAACAACAGATGGTTTATGGTTTGCTAAAGCAGCATCATCAACTTCTATTAACTTAGTATCAACTGTAAATTCTACAGCTACTACTTTAGTAACTGGTGTAGCAACAGCTGCAGCAGCTACATGGGTTAATTTAGGTCTTTATTATGATGGTACTGACTTATTAGTTTATGCAGCTAATAGTTTAGTAGCTCGTGTTTCAGCTCCTACAATTGGTTCAACAGGTACAACATTAACTAGTGCTATTTTAGGTCCAGTATTCCAAATCACTCCAACAGCTACTGATACATTAACTGTTGATTTCGTTTTAGCTGCTCAAGAATTAGTACGCTAATAGGAGAATAACATGGCTAATGTAACATCGATTCAAACATTAATAGATAACGAAAGAAATGTTGTTATTAAGTTAGATGGCTTTTTAGATACTTCAGATGTATCTTCAACTACTCTACTTGATCCAGCAACTTTAGCTAACGTAAATGCTTCAAGCTTAAATCCGCAAAAAGCAACTTCATTAGCTATTTCTAAAGTTATTTTTGACGTTGAAGATGGATTAGCAGTTGATCTCTATTGGGATGCTACCTCACCAGTGTCTATCTGGCACTTTGTGGGTCGTGGTAAAGTAGACGCAAGACACTTTGGTAACTTACAACTTAAGGGTGCTAGTGGTACAGCTAATACTGTTCCAGCAGGTGCTACAGGTAAGATTTTGTATGATACACAAGGTTGGTCAACAGGTGCTAAACTATCTTTTACACTCATGATTGAGTGCATTAAACAATGGACTTAACACAATCACAAGTTAAATCAATGGAACTGTCTGCTCGTATTATACGGGCAGATGGTACTATCGAAGAGCTTGGAACAATTCAATATTGGCATAAAAACCCAATTAAACGTATTTTATGGAGACTTAAACAATGGCTACACTATTAGTAAACACAGGTAAAGCTGTAGTTACAAACCGTGTTAAGAACGGTGCTACTGGTGCTACTGAACCCAACTATGTTGCATGGGGTACAGGTGCTGGTACTACTGCTCTTACTGACACAACTTTATTTACAGAAACTGGTACTAGAACTGCAGGTACATCAACACAACAAACAACTACAACTACTAATGATACATATCAAGTTGTAGGTACTTTAACTGCTGGTTCTACACTAGCAATTACAAATGCTGGTTTATTTGATGCTTCAACAGTAGGTAACTTATTTGTTAAGGGTGACTTTTCAACAGTTAATCTTAACTCTGGTGACAGCATTCAATTTACTTTCAAAACTCAATTTAGTTAATATTGATTGGGGCCTGAGCTATGGCTCTTAATCAAGCTGCTGTCAACGTAGAGGTAGTCAATGGATCTGCTGGTGGTAATGTATTCACTAAAGCTTTATCCGTTGTCTCTACCTCAACAGCTTCATTCTTAAAAGGTGTAGGTGCTTTAAAGAATTTAGTAAGTACTTCAGTAGCCTCTATAGTTAAGCAAGTTGGTAAAGTAATATCAGTGGTATCAGCATCCACTGCTACTATTCTAAAAGCTATAGTTCGTATTATAACATTAGTTACATCAACTTCTACTGTAACTATAACTAAAGCAATAAGAAAAACTTTAAGTATATTGTCTACTTCAACAGTGACAATAGCAAAGTTAATAGCTAAAACTATTACATATGCAAGTACTTCAGTAGTTACTATATTAAAAGCTATAAGTAAAACGCTTTCTGTATTAGTTACAAGTACAGTTACTATTTTACAAGCAATAGCAAGAAAATTAACTTTAACTGCTTCAGTATCAAGTTTAGTAACAATAGTTAAACTTATTGGTAAGTTAATAACTTCTACATCTACTAGTGTAGTAACATTAGTAAAAAGAATAGGTAAACTTTTATCTGTAGTATCTACTTCTACAGTTAGTATGCTTAGGTATACAAGTAAAATAATCTTAGAAATTGAAGTTACTACTGCTGTTATTTTATCAGCTGTTAATAGACTTATAACTTTATTAGCTTATTCTAACTCATCAGTTAATATAACAAAGCGAGTTGGTAAGATTGTTTCAGCAGCTTCAACTTCAGTTGTAACTATAGCTAAACGTATAGGTAAGATTGTAAGTGCTTCTGTAACATCTACAGTAAATATACTTAAAGCTATTACTAGACTATTATCTATTACATCTACTGTATCAGTTAATTTAGTTAAAGTAGCAGGAAGAGTCCTTAGTGCAGTTTCTACTAGTTTAGTTACTTTAATTAAACAAGTAGGTAAACTAGTTATTAGTTCAGTTACTTCAACAGTAACCATAGTTACAGCAAGGTTTTTCTTTAGGTTCTTAACTGCCACTTCTAGTGTAACAGCTACCCTAGCAAAAAGTTTTGTTGTCCTATTGACAAATGTAGTAATTTGTGGTATTATATTAGGTAAAGGTATTAATAAATACTTAACTATAATATCTAGTGTACTTTCAACATTAGTACTCAGTGTAATCTCTTTTGTTACTTATCCAGTTGATAGACTTATCTACGCAGCGGATAAAGTTAGAAATGTAGCCAAAGTTAGGTTTGACACTGTTATAGCAGCTACAGAAAAGCTTAGAAAAGCTACTGTAGTTAAATTTAGAACCGTATTTATTGATAAGGACCAACGTGTATGAGTACTGCATTTTCGTATAAAATAACCACAGAAAATGAACAGTTTACCTTTGACTTTTCCCCTATTATGTCATCTACTGAAACAATTAGTTCAGCTACATGTACAATAGAAGTTAAAGAAGGAACCGATCCTAGTCCTAGTTCTATTAAAGTAGGAAGCCCTGCAATAAGTGGTCAGCAAGTAGCTCAAAGAATATCAGGTGGCCTAGATGGTGTTATTTATAGAGTTGAAATGACAGCAACAACATCTTTAACTAATGTATATACTATTGTAGCAGATTTACCTGTTTTAGCTCCAATCAAGGTTTAACATGGCTTATATCCCACGCTATGATTCTGGTGACTGGAAAGCACTATGTGATGTCTGTGGACGAGAGTATAAAGCTACTCAACTCACAAAGCGTTGGGATGGTCTTATGTGTTGTACCCAAGATTGGGAACCAAGACAACCACAAGACTTTGTTCGTGGTGTAGATGATAATCAAACAGTACCTTGGAGTAGACCAGAACCTGCTGATCAGTTTATACCAATATCATTAAATGGTCCTCCAATACAAGCAAATAGTACAAGTAATTCTACTTTATTAGTTCAATATGTAGAAGGTCCAGGTAAACAAAAAGCTACAAGTATTGTTTCAGCATTCCTAACTTGGGTAAAACGATTCCCTATATTAGGTGGTGCTAGACAAATTAATGGTTCACCAATTAATACAAACACACTAAATTAATAGGATATATTTATGTCATCTAATTATCAATTTACCAATAATGCAGCTACCACACTAGCTTCTAGTATTCT